TTGATTTTCAACCTGGTTAGCATAATTTTGTTCCTGTTGACCTAGGCCATACCCCATGGCACCGCCAATCATTGCACCTTTTGGACCACCTACCAGAAATCCCGCACCAGCACCTAAACCGCCATAAATGTACTGTTTATTTTTTTTAAATAGTTTTTTCAAACCCATTTTTTTTTCTCCCTGTGGTCGATTTGTGACACTTTTGGTGTCACTCCGCTATATTAGATCAAGAGATTAATATAGCGGAGTTTACACTTTACTCGGGTTTTTCGTCTGTTTGTACGATCTGCTCTTTTTGAGGCTTTCCTGATGCTTCCTGTACTATCTGTGAGGCTTTTTTCTCCTGTGCTGTAAGCATTATACTTTCTTCTACTAGACGTTGAAGTACAGAAGCATCTTCCATGTCGAAGCCTTTGTTTCTGGTAGGGTCGATAAAATCTTCATCAATTTCATCACCTTCGTTAAAATCGAATTGAGCGCGACGCCAGTCTACCAACCTGGCGCCCGCATTTATAAGATCTTCGATTCTTAAATTTTGGTTTCGATATCCTGCGATATCGACTTTTGATGGTCCTGATTTTTTTTCGAACTTTTTTTCCGGTCTTTTGAACTGTGTGTAAATTTCCATATCCTCACCTTAATTGTGATCAATTAGACCAGGCTCCGCACTTATCGGCAAAGGCCTGATTGCTTTGATCATATTTCCATAGTTTAATATAAACCCTGGTTCGCTGGGAACTGCGAATATGTCCTTTCTAGGAACACACTCTATAAAAGTTTGGTCTAAAGTCGGAGCAGCGATAAATTGACGCGATATGTGCCAGTGATCGAAGTCCGTCCTCATAAGACCAGTGACCATTGAGTTTTTGACTCTCATTTCGTCATAACGTCCCTGATATCCAAACAAAGTAAGATTTTCAGTATCAACATCACTAGCGAAAATTTCCGCGGTTTCAATCGCCTGTTCCGAAAGGTTACAAAATTCCGGAAAGTAGTAATCATATTTTGTTCTTCGTAACCACTGTCGATTTATTCCCTGTTGATAAACAGGTTTAGGCATGATTGAAAGTATGGTCATAATAAGACCAAACTCTTTCGCATGGTATTTACCGATCATTCCGTTCGTAACAGTTATACCATGACCGGCCAAGTTACCTTGTGGTGTTCCATCTGATTCTGATGTTTGAAGCACTTCTGAAATAATTAATGGTGATTTTGTTCCACCAATATACTCCGGACGTTGGAGACGGTCGTCACGTGGATTAACACCAAAGTGAGCACGTAGAAATTCAGTATAACGAGCTCCTGCTCTGTTGTTTCTTTCCATCCATTTTTGTATTTGAAATGCTAAACGAATATCAGCGATATCAAATGTTGATGCAGTGGAAAGATCTGCTTCTAATTGTGGATTTACCCACCTTGCATTAGCAGTACTAGAAGGTGCAGTCGAAGCACCTATATTTCCAGTTGTCGTTAATAATTGTAAAATCCTTGCCGTTGCATCTGCTGTATTATTAACAGTAATATCTCCGTTAATACCTGTAACTGGTACCGTACCAGTAATGGGTAAAGCTGGTGCAGTTCCTCTTTGTTGTTCAAGGAGTGCCGAAGTAAAATAGTCTTTTGTCCATCTTCGAATAAGTACCGTTTCATTTGTTTCCAGAATTTTATCAATTAAATTCTGATCACGGTAATATTCATTATAAATCATATTGTATGCACGTCGGGGAAAATCAATTGGGTATGCACCATCGGGGTCTACTCCTGTTGGGAATCCAAAATAATCCCATAACGAACCAATGGTTGTATCAGTGGGTTCCCATCTCGGTAATATTGGTGTAAGATCACCGTCAATACCTCCGGTTATAAATGACTCCCATCCGGTATTTACCAGGGGTTCACCTTCTTGAGTTTCTGGCCATAGAATACGATACGGCACAAAAAATGTATGAGTTACCAGGTCTATTGGATGCATAACCGGAGCCACAAGAGGCATCATTCGAGCAAGGCAACGATTACCCATTATAAACAAATCACCGGGAACTACCTCATCACATTGTACTGGTATAAGCTGACCCATATCACAGGTCAGCTTGTTTTCATACGATAAATCGAATGTACTTTTACCTGGTCGCAATGCGCCAGTATTTTTAAATATTGACATTGACTATCACCTCCACATTAATCTCGGGAGTTAATTCCATAAACTCCCTGTCAAAATGTCCTATACAATACAGTTTATAATCTGATTTGTCGGATACTTCTTTTAACAGATTCCTAAATTGCCTCTTTGCAATTTCATGGTTTTTTGCTTCGAACATTGGCCCTATTTCGTCAGCCAACGTGTCCTTAATCACGTATACACTTGTATTCATAGACTTATCCCTCCACGGCTTGAACCATAACGGATAATACTGCGGGACCTATTTCGCCGGCCTGAACGCCGGGAAGAACGGCTTTTAATCCTTCTTCGTCTCATCATATACCTCGATTTTATTGTAGATTATACGTCCTTTTGGGTCTATTGACTTTAAGTAACACGTGTTACAAAACACATGTCCCGGAGAAATTTCTGAATTACATGCCATACAAATTGAGTATTCACACTCTGGACAATTTCTCATGCCGTTCACCTCGTTAATTTTTATACTACTAATATACACACGGCCTTTAATTTCGGCTACTATACATATGTTTTTTTTTAATATTTATTTTATTTTTTTCGTTATCCAACGGATAACTTCTATCGCGCCCTTCCTAGGCTTGATGGCTCAACGGCTAAAGCCGTCGAGCTTTTAATTTATGTCACGATCATATAACTTTTCACGGGCTTTTAAGTTTTCGTCGTGTTGTTGTTTTGATTGCTTTATGCCCTGCTCTAATTTTATTACATCGCTGGGCTTTAGAAGCTTATATACTTCATCACGACTATAATTTAGTCCCGTTCGTTTAAATATCTGATCTGTCTCTAAGGCATACGCCTTGTTTTTTAGCTCGGTTAAGTCTATGCCGAGCTTTTGTACATAGTACCTGGGTAAGCTATACGACTTTCCGTCGAGTCTTACTTCTCCATAATATTTTATTTGTTCGCTGAATTTTTCTGCGAACTTTAAGCCGAGTCCGTTTGATTGTATTTTAAATACAGGTTCACGTCCTTTTTTTTTATATTCCTGGTCTGCTAGCGGTCCAGACCATTTTTTATTTATATAATTTGTTACGTATCTTATCGATTTACGTTCGGCAATGCCGAATGATTTTCTTTTAACTATTTTATTTTTCCAATCGTTTATATTCCATGCATCCATAATATCTTGTTTATCTTTGAATCCAAGTCCAAAGATTATCGCATGGTAGTGTGGTCTTTTTGTTCTACTTCCGTACTCACCACAAGCGTAATACTTTATTTTTTTGGGTTCGATTAACTTTCGTAATCTTTTGAAAAATAATTGAAGATGATTTTTTTCAAGTGAATATGCCTGGGGATAGTGAAAGTCTCCTGGATAAGTTAAAGTAACGAATATCGCATAATCCCAGGAATCCAACTCATGCGTTAGACGTAACGCCCATTCACCTGATTTTTGTTTTCTACATTGTGTGCACTTTCCACATGGCACACGGAGACCGTCGGGATATTCCCGACGGTCTATACCTTTTTCTAGAGTTACTGGTTTAGTACATTTCATACTACCACCAAGGCCAATTTGATGAGGGTTGGTTTATTGGTAAATGTGCTCGAGGACCTCTTCCACCTAATCCATTAGGATTATTAGCCGGGTTCGGTTGTATTGGAGCTCTATTATTTCTATTATTTGCATCTTCAAGATTTAAAATAGGGCCCATTAATGATCGAATTGCATCTGACATTATTCCTCCACCATGTGAGGGCATTCCAATTCTGGTATTTCTATCCAGATCCCTTCTGGCGGATTCTGTTTCAACCAATGCACGTGATCTTTGCTGATTTGATAATCCGGATGAAGCAATCAAATTCCTTGATTGATTTGTTAATAATTGTTGCTGTAATGGATTGTTTAATAAAGCCAATCCTGCCTGTGTTTCCTGATGTAATGCAGTAGCCCTGCTTGCCTCGGCTGATGCCATAGTTTGAGTTATGTCCGCATCCATTCTTTTTATTTGCATTAAATTTTGTAATGCCTGGTCTTCTCTTTGAGATGGATCAGTTTTTATCATTGCGCCGGCATCCGCACCTTGCCCCGCAGCCAAGATCGGATTAATTCCGGACGCTCTAAGATCTTCCATTCTTCTGCCGATTGATGTATCTTCCCTAGCAAATATGTCCTGTTGTAGTCCACGTAAGTATCTTTGATTTTCAACCTGGTTAGCATAATTTTGTTCCTGTTGACCTAGGCCATACCCCATGGCACCGCCAATCATTGCACCTTTTGGACCACCTACCAGAAA